GTTAAGTCTAACGGTAGATTGAGTTACTTGTCATCGTCTCCCCGGGCTTGCACCGGCGGCGGTTTCTTTCAGACGAAAGGAAGTACATTACCCGAGTAAGCAATATAAGAAGAAGAATCAGAGGAAAAGAGCACATAAAGAAGTCCAGGGTGCGGGTGCTAATCCGCGCTGGTGTACACGAATTTCTTCGGTACGCTCCTTGATGAACTTTAAGTCAGTATAGAGTGTCTGTCCACTAATAAATTCATAACTTTCGTTATAGGATCTATCAATGGCATTAGTCAATCTAACTAACTCCTTTCCTGCTTCAGAAATCTTATCTTTTTCTGCTCAGTTAATACTACTTATATCAACTTCGGCCATTAAGGTCCAAAGTTCATGAATTTCTTCTCAAGAACCCGATTTAAAATTAAGCAATTTTAAATGAGCCTCTAACAAGTGCTCTCTCTTAGTTAAATAAGAGAAGGCATAAATTCAGAAACCAGGACTTAACACCTTCAAGAAGGCTTCAAGCAGCCTTGTGGGCCACTTAGTGGAAGAGAATATTTTATACCAATTACGGTAGAAGAATAACTCCTCTAACTCAAGTTTCTTGGATGCTTCGACGTTACGGGCTCTATGACGTTCTAAAAGAGCGTTATAAAGACTGTAACGGAAAACCTCCGGATCTACCTGATCCCCGTATGCACACCACATTATGGTACGTTGTACCTCAATGTGGCTACGGGTTAATCAAGATCCTGGGCCGAAGCAAGTCCACATACTTACTACAATTTGTGAGTCTCATTTTCACATGAGATCCAGAGATTGTAATAAGGCTAACACACTGTGAAGATTTACAAAATTAAGTTTTAAAGCTTCAGCAATTAATCGACCAACAAAGAATTTATTTCTAAGGGTTCTGAGCACAAGCCCAGGTCCAATAGGAGTAAAATCAATGTCAGCTCCGCGTCAACGTTTAGCAAATTCAGCAAAATCTTTCGATTGAACTGACTTACTTAGATTGATATTTAACCCTAATGTTTCCATTAAGATTAAATATTGGGCGGCGACATCATCATTACAAATGACAACATCGTCACCTAATACGGCATAATCGCTAAAACCTTTTAACCCAACTTTCATTGCAGCCATACGCACAATCACATGATGTGTAATTGCGAGCATAGCCCAACTACTGTAAGCCCCCATAGGTTGACCAACGGCGTATTCTTTTACACCATTTTGGTAAGCCCACCCGAAATCTAATATACCTCTTCAGTTTATTGCAGAAGATCCTAAAAGAATCTTAAGCAAATCAACTTGGAGATCTATTGGAAGACGGTCAGTGGCAGCTGAAAGGTCGAAAGAGTGGTACACTCGCTTTGGAAGCCCCTCCCCTATACTTAATCGATTTAACTCGATAAGACGGTTTAAAGGAGCTTCTTGATCAAATGTACCATCTGTCTCTAACTTTCTTAGCAGACTAAATAGAGAATCATGTAGAGGTTTAAAAGCAAGTTGAATCCACCAGTTCGTTACAGCAACGATCCGGGCTTTTCCAGCTTGTTCATAAACAACTGCAAGTTTCCCTAAATTCAGCTTTGGACATCCGAAGAACCGCAATACAATGTATAGCGGCCCTCCAAGGAATAAGAGTGAGTAAAGCCACACAATTCACCATTTACCGTTATGGTTGTAAAGCCATAGCGTTAAATGATAAAGTTGTTTAGGATGATGGATAAATGCTAATGCATCTATTCCACTACCCCATGCAGCTTTAACCGAATTGGGTCCAGCAGACTCTCCTCCAACCAGGTTGAAAGAGTTAATTCTTACCTTGACCTTTCCGAATAAATCAAACAGTGAGGACCTTAGGATATTACTATCCATAGTCCTGCTTAAACCTGAAAACTCCCCTTCAATTGAAGAGAAGTCAGGCTTAACCACTGTAGGAAATACTCGAAAGACAGAGAGAAGACTGAGAAGGCCAACTATAACCATCCTGTTTTGCGATCAATCGGCCTTTTGGGCTAGAATTAACCGTAAATCAAGAGGAATTATAGTTGGGAGACCTCTGGAATCCCTTTTGACCAAAATCTTATTGAAAGATTTCGACTCAGGGAAACCTGCCATCGAACGAATCACTAATCTAAGAACTTCCTTCAAATACATAAAAGTAAATTGAGGGCCGGACTCAGATCAGAGATTTGTAATACGAACGATGAGCAACTTATACGAGCTTACATAGTTCTGTGTTCCAGTAACTCATGTGATAACTTTAAGGAATCTGAATAACTCTTTTGAAGTTATCCAGGCCTTAGAGGCTATCTTAGGACGTCGCATTATATTAAAAATATTATTATAAAATGTAGTATTATTGATATAGTGTGCCTCCTTTTACAGCGGTGCCGGCTCTATGAGGGTTAGGGTACTAGCCTTCCTCTAGGATTAGATGCGACTCTAACCGGGTCCTACTAAACTCATGAAGAGCTTGTAAAAGGCATGGATTTACCATGATAGCAGTAAACCGTATCACCTGAGCAAAGTGATATTTAGCTAGACCGATCCACTAAAGGATCCGGATGCGGGGCTGGGGCATTACTGCATGAGACTATAACCTTAAACTTTCGTAAGGGGTCATAGTGTATGTGCCTTTTA